GAAAGACGAAGTGATGCTCGTAAACCTTACAGTATCACTTCCTACCACGTCGGACATTACTTCGGCTAATCAGTTGATTATGACCGATTCTGTCACGGCGTTTCTGGCAGGTAGTGGCTATGTTGCTAAGCTGCTAAGAAACGAAATCTAATGCCTGACATCGGACAGGGGGGTAGTAATACCTCCAGCCCGATAGGGCGTAGGATTCATCTCTTACTCCTAGAAGACGAAAAAGAATCGAATGAGATCGATGTTCAGGTTGCAAAGTTGCTTAAGCTCTTAAAACAGCTCAAATCAACTCCACCAGTCCAAATAAAGATCTGTAATTCGATCATTCGTAAGCGTAGGAGAAGGAAGGGGCGCTTGAAAGTTATCAAGAACCTCTTCTTACAACAAATCGTGCGAGTGTAGTCAGTTGCCAACACGGAGGCATTACCCTTATGGGAATCCAGAATAGCCATGTAAGTGAGATCATCTCTGGTTTGTACCGAGAAACGATACTCGACCTGCACGACGCGATACTTCCTTACAAAGATCAGCTACCAGCCTATCGGCCCCGCTGTGAAGCGGCTCTCGATAGCCAGTACGTTGTGAAACGTATTGGTGCTGAAGGCCTAAGTTTTGGAACCATCGTATTACCCCGATTAGGGAAATACCTGGATTCATTACTGAGTGGAAACCGTGTTGCCTACCCCGTTGGGGTAGACCGTACGTTTCTACGTTCTGCGTTCGATGTCATCGATATGTTTGTGGAGGGTCAAACCTTCATAGACAATCATGACAGTTCAGAGGTGTCGATTGCTCGTGGTCAGTTTATTCGTAAACTGAGGACTTTACTCTACCTTACGTACAAGTTGGAACTCCCCCCGTCGCCCGAGCTCATTCAATCTAAGATTGACGAGTTCATCAGGACCGAGGAGGAGGTTGCCCAGTTTGCACTTCCGGCGAATAACCGGATTGTAGAGTATGCCCGCCATGTATTGGAACTCGTCGTAGGAGGATTTGATCCTTCCAAAAACGTGTTTCCGCGCCATGGTCCAGGAGCAGTAGCCACTGGTGAGAAGGGAGACGGTAAGTGGGTGTTTTCCCACTTTTACGAGTCCTTACACCAGCGATATCCGTACTATGATTTCATGTACGGAATGCGGTCGAATGGGCGCGCACTTCACCTTGCATCTCTATCCAAACGGTATAGAGAAATGACCAG